AAGTAATAGTTATTCGATAGTTCCGGCGTAAGTGCCGCCGCTGTCTTTCGGATTTCCGTCTGTGTTCAAGCCGTCGTAGGATTTTTCTGGGTCATTCGTACCCCGTGGTGAAATCCCGCTGTACGTACCGCCGGTATCTTTCGGGTTCCCGCTCGTATCCAAACCATCGTGACCTTTCGTGGAATTGTGGTTTGAATCTCCATACGTCGTTGTCGTGATGAAGGTGAACGACCCGGAGTAGTTCGACTGTCGGGTGTTCGCCCACTCAGACTTTGAAAGATACGTGAAAGTCCCCTTCTTGAATAGCTCAACACTATATCCAGACGGGATCAGTTCACCGACGATTTCAACAAACTCCCCATCAGCAAGCTCCAAGCGATTAATTGGATTTGCCGGAACACCAAGACGACATTTCCCGCCCTCTTGGGTGTGTTCCTCGGTATATTTGATACGATCAACAGTCGTAGAAAGAATCGTTGAAGACGCATTTAATAGGTCTTGAACGGTTCCTTTAGACGTAAGTAGCTGAAACTCGGAGATAACCCGTACTCGGTAGTGTTCCAACGACTCGTTTTTATACGGGTCAACATCGACCAGTTGGGCCAATGCTTGTAGCTGATCTATCGTTTCTGCTTTGGTCGGGTGAACGGCTTTGTCAACAGCTTGCCGTTCTTCATTAACCTCGTCAAGAACCTCAGCAATAGGTTTGAGAAGGCTGTAATTACCAGAACTGGGGTCTTTCGGAAACCACGGCGGAAGATTAGAAGCAAGGTCTTCTTCAGTGGTATCGTGTTTTCCAAATTCTCGCATTTACAACTCCGTAATCGAAATTGATGTGTCTGTCGCGTCGATTTTACCGGATTCAGTATCATCGACAACGATGTTACTGGTTCCAGTCGGGGAAGGTGACGTACCTACAGTCACACTCGGAGCGTCAGCCACCCCGTTGACCGACATGATCGCGCTCAGAACTTTGGTATAGATAACATCGTCACCAACTCGGAGATCGCCGTCTTCCTCGTCGCCGGATGTAATGACTCCACCAATATACTGAACAATCGCGTTTTTCACTTCATCGACGCCCTCGAAAGTTTTAGTCGTCTCAATGTCAAGATCGACGTAAATTTTGACAGTCTGAGATCGAGAGAACGCCACGGGGTGAGTTTGACCATTCCCAACGTCAGCAGTGACTTCGACCAGACTCCCAACGTAGCCGCCGAGAGTGCCGTCACCAGCCGCCTTTGTATCGAAGATGGTCTGACCCACGGCCTGATCGCCACCGCCCTCTACGACGTACTCTGTGTGTTGTGGCGGCCGGCCTGCGGCGTCATCGGTGTCATCGTCGTTGATGAACAGAGAAACCGATGTGACGCCCTCAACTTTGAGTAGTTGATTCTGAACAGCACGGGCCGTCCCTCGCATTCCGTCAGAAAGTTCGGATCGCGCTCGCGCTCGAAGGGCCTCATCTCCTTCCTCGTCTTCTCCCCCAAACGTGGGTGAATTATTTGTAACTGATTCAATCCCGGCCGGGGGATCTGTCATTACAGTCAACGTATTGGAACCAACATCGCCGTTAGTTCCGGGTTCATCGGCTTCAATTTCTGCCGTGATACTCTGTGTCCCCGAAACCATTGTCACCGATTTAGTTGTAGAAAACCGAACCGGGTCGTTAGAATCGGTTTGAACCGTTGTTCCAGCAGGAACCGTGTAATCAACATCGGCGTTTGTAGATCGACTAAACATAACTTCACCGGTCGAAGCCAGCGCGTCTTTCCGAGCAACGCCGATCAGTGCAACAAGGAGATCGAGCGCGTTTCCTTGAGCATATTGAAGTTGAGAACTTCGGAGAACAGTCGCAATATCGACCTGAATATCAGCAAGCAAGAGCGACACCGGCCGATAGAACGTCTGAATGTTCGACTCTTGGGACTTGCTCATATCGTCCCCAAAGACGTTCTGAGCGTTTTCCATCAGCACTTCAAGAATTAGCTCAGATGTATCTGGTACAAACCGCCCATTTTCCATAGTCATAATTATTCAGAAACCTCGAAAACAGACGTTTCACCGGTATCGTAGATGGTTCGTACCTGAATGGTGTTCGGCACGTCTGGGGAAAACCGCACTTCTACATTCGCAACCGCGTCAGTAACATTGTTCTCTTTGACCACCCGGTTCGCATACATTTCCATCAGTGGAACGATGTTATCTCGGTTCGTGGAGCCAATGACACTCAGGTAGTATGCATTCGTTTGATTTGCCAACATCATCTCAAACGCTTCACGCCCCGCGGCGAGTGGCATATCATTCCGGTCGTCAAGCTCAAAATCGCTATTTTCGTTTAACTTAATATCCATTAAAATTTACAGTAAGTCGATTAAATACAACAACTATATACGTGGGTGCAACTAAAGTTGGGGTGTGGCAGTGCGGGGCGACACAGCACTGTTACCAATAGCTGTTGTCGCCAATGAGTGTAGTTCAGATTCTATTCGTACCTATCGTGGAATGGATCGAACAGACAGTACAGCAACTTACAGCACTGAGTTACGTTGACTGTACTGAATCAGAGCCGCTTGTGATAGTTCCGGTTTCAGTACCAGTCAAACTATCATTGCTCTCAACACTGTCTCCAACACGGGCCACTGATTGTCCATTATCGCCGCCAAGTTTCACAGACGGAGCAGTAACCACCACTTCCTCGCTTGTTACATTTACTTTTGGTGACGATACATTGGTTTCTCTCCCCGCGCCGGTTGTGACATTGATGTTACCAGTAGCCTTCAAATCCATGTCAACTGTTCCGTCGTCTTGACGGGACAATTTGATCTCAGTATTCTCGCCAAGCCGAAGGCAGAAGTCCCCTTCACCGAGATCAGGCATTGAGAATGGTGGCCCGTTTTGTGGTGTCCGTGCCGCGAAAACCCCGTCACCAATTTCATACACTTCAACGTGATCGCCAACAGCCGGAACCATCCACAGGCCCTTCATGTTGGTTGAAAACACAATTCGGTCATGGGTTTCTGACGGAGAAACCTTCACAGTAACACGAACTCGTTTGTCTCTGCCGTTTTGAGGATCTGTGAAAACACTCGTTACGCGGCCAATTTTAACAGTCATAATTACCAAAGTTCCCCGTCGCCGTCAGTTGCTTCATCCCAAGCGTCTGAAATAGAGTCTTTTGTTTCATCAAGTCCACCGGTAACTGTGTCTGTAATGTCGTCAGCGGTCTTCGCAAGGTCGTCTGCAACGGCTTGTCCGTTTACCATTATTTCGTTATAATCGCCAACGATGTTTGCCCGCTGTTCGTCAATAAGATCGTCGGCAGTTTCTTTCAGACCAGTGTAAACTTCACCAGCGCGTTCGATTCCATTATCGTACAATTCTTCAAGATTGCCCTCTCCGGGCGGTTCTTCAAATTTGTCTGGAACGGACTCACCAGCGTCAACTTCATCCCACGTTTTATCCAACTCTGTGTTGTGTTTGTAGGCTTTCGTCAATACTTCCTCGGCGGGAAGCCCGGACACGCTTAGGGTCGTAATCCACCCACGTCGCTGATCGAGCCGGTGTTGAACCTTGCTGATTTTAAAAATACCAGTTTCAACAGTTTGGGCACAATGATCGTTAATCGTCGCGGAAGCCGTGACGAGATCACCGACAGCGAGGTTTGCCAACGGTTCGCTGTTGACTGTTGAGCCGGAATTGAGTACAATGTTACCTTCACGACGAGCCATATAGTGATTAATTAGGGTTCGTCGAGCCGCCTGTCGAATGCCTTTGAGAGTATGAGCCTTCGCAATTTCGTTTGGTTCAAAAGTCGATCCTTCTATTTCGTTGCCGGAATCGTCTTCAAACCACGCTTGGCCGTAGACGTAAGTGTTCTCAGGCAATACAGCTCGGATCAAAATGTCGTCAGTTATAGTGTACGGCCCACGGATAATGACCCGTGAAATATTCCCAGATCCTACAGTGACATTGTATTCTTTGAGCCGCGCCCCTTCATCGGTTTCGTCAATGACAACGTGTTCTCTCTCAGACCCCTGTAGTCCATATTTAAACACACCGTCAGAGTCAACCCACGTTTGAAGTGCCAAGCTGTTGGTTACTTTTTGGATTCCTTCGTGCGGGGTTCCGTCAGTCAGATTGACCGACGTATCAACAGGCTCGTAGTGGGTTTTCATTCCAACAGAGTGGTCAATGTTTGTGATTGTTCCGGCCACCTTTCCAAGTATGCCGGTTCTTCCCATCTTACCCTGATCTTCGATGGGCAAATTCTGAACACTGTCTTCGGGGTGTTCTACACCAGTAATGGCCCCGTTTGGATCTTGCCGGCGTTCGAGAAGGTAGTCGATTACATCCCGAACTGTCGTGTTCTGAAAATTCTTGTTGATAGTTCCGCGTTGAAGAATCTTCTCAGTGTCGTGTAGAACAAGATCCGCACTTCCCCGACTGAGCGTAATAGCCTCCGGATGAAACACGTACCTGTCTTGAATCGTTCCACCAATTTTCAAATTGATAGGATCGTATTCAACAACCTCGTTGTCAATTCGTTCACCATCTTCGCGTGAAATTTCTGCTTCGGCGTGGGAAAACTTGAACGAACTACTCCGGGTCGAAACCTCGTAGGCTTCAATAGTTAGACCAGTTTTGATAAACTCGATTTCAATGTTACCGTCGATTGCACAAGTCACTATCCGTCATACCCCTCAATACCGTTATCGTAAGACCACGGGTTCTCGTCGCCCTCGTAGTCGTCGTCAACGGTCGTCAGTTCTTCCCACTCGTTGTTGTCAATACGATCTTGAAGTTGAGATTGACTAATTCGGGGATCGCCAGCGTTCCGCCGGTTCTGATTCTCGTTATAGAGTTGAGTCTTTTCAGACCACGGCGTTGCCTTGGCGTCCTTAATGTCTTGTTTCCGCTGTTGTTCTTCCTCGGTCAACGCTTCGCCTTCCACGATGGTACGCGATTCAACGTCACGACCAGTTGAAACAAGATCAAGGCTGTATTCAAACATGAACTCACCGGTTTCAACGTCGCGCCCAGTCGGCCCTTCGTATTCACCACCAGCAACCCGAACTTCACCAACGAACGCTTCGCTGGTCAGTTCAAACGCCTGTTCGATGTTGATAGAGTCTTTTAAATTAGAAAGCTCAGATTTGAGAGCCTTCCCAGAAATATGAATATCAGAGTTAGAGTAACCCAGATCGGTCACGTCTTCTCCGCCACAAAATCGTTCTGTACGATTCAGTTCTCGTTTCTGGGTTACATTAACTCGTTTCGGGGAGTAGTACGGTCGAAACTCAACCGGATTCCCCAAAAGAAGAAACATAGATTTATTCATATTAAATTATTTACTCATTGCGTCGTCTCGTTGACCTGCTCCGTCGTGCATTGAGCCAAAGTCGTCTCTGACTCGCTGGTAGGTGTTGTCGTCCATGCCACCGTAGACGTTAAACGTCGCACCACCAGTTCCCGCACTCATTCCACCGCCGCTGTCTTCTCGAACGCTTCTTGCGTTTCCACCGGCCCGGCTCGATAGTTCACCAGCCAGCATACCGCCACCGACGACCAGTGCCGCACCGATACCAGTGGCCGCAATCGCCCCAGCGAGGGCGTACCATGCTCCAACATTAGCCCACACGGCCGCCAACATATTGTAGAGCATTCCAATAACAAACACAATGCTCGCGGCTATCGTTCCGAGAACACTACCGGCTAACACAGAGATTGCACCGTTCAAGGCCCACACAGCAATATTCACTGCCGAGATCGCGGTGACCATCAACAGGAACCCCCGAACAAGATCGTTGTTGAGAACACTACTCAGGCTTGCGACCATCGCAATCAATGGTGCAAACGGAGCAACCATGAACGCGAGAGCCTTCGCAACATTGTAGATAATAACAACGAGATAAATCAGAATACCAGCCAGTTGCTTAAACTGCTTCATGTTGTCGAAGATTTCGTTGACGCCCCAATCCATGATACTGAATCCGGTAAGCGCGTCACCGAGAACGTGTCCAACATCTTCGATTTTGGGCCTCAGTTCGTTGACGTTTTCTAAGAACTTCTGGATAAAAGTGACAGCACCGCTACCGACACCAGCCAAGAAGCCCTCGTAGTCAACCAACCGCGATAGCGGGTCAACTAAGTCTTCAATTGCCGGAGCAACCCCGTCAAGCCACTTGTCAACGACAGGGTTCATAGTTTCCATCGCCGGTTTGAGAGTCTTGAAAATATCTCGCTTAACGCCCGCAATCTTCGATTGAAGCATTTTCATCGACTCAGCGGCGTTGTCACCGTAGCCGATCAGGCCAAGGCCAACAATCGCCGCGCCGGCTGTCGCAATTCCGGCCAATGCCGCCGCCGCACCAACAGCCGCCCCAGCCAGTGCAACGATCACTGGTGCTAAGATCAGGGCCGCAGTGTAGACGGACGACATTCGTGGTCGAACCTTGGTGAGCGACCCACCAAACTCCGACATAGCTCCCGCAGTTCGCGTTGCCGATGGAGCCAAACTTTTGAACGAATCAGATAACAGGTCGCTGTCTCTGCTACTGCTCCGAAG